AAGGGGATCATGAAGTGGATGCTCGCAAGCTCGCTGGTTCTGGTGCTGCTGCTGCACTCGGTGTTCCAAACGCTACTGCGGGCTCCCTCCAAGGCGCTGGTTCAGAAGGCGTGTTCCACGCTGTTGAGAACCGTGGCAACCTCTGGTCTGGTGGCATCCCTGCTGCTTTGGCTGACTTCGACGCAATCATCTCTCGCTTGGATAAGCAGGGTTCGATTGAAGAGAACGTCATCTTCGTTGACCGGGACTTCAGCTTTGCTATCGACGACATGTTGGCTGCTCAGAACAGCTACGGTGCCGGCGGTACTAGCTACGGTCTCTTCGACAACGACGAGCAGATGGCACTCAACCTTGGCTTCACGGGCTTCCGCCGTGGTTACGACTTCTACAAGTCTGACTGGAAGTACTTGAACGACCCAACTATGCGTGGTGACCTCACCAACGGTGGTATCAACGGTCTGATGGTTCCTGCTGGAAGCACTACGGTCTACGACCAAGTGCTCGGTAAGAACGCCAAGCGTCCGTTCCTCCACGTCCGCTACCGCGCCTCTGAGACTGAGGACCGCCGGTACAAGACTTGGATTACAGGTTCCGCAGGCGGAGCTGCTACCAGCAGCCTCGACGCGATGGAAGTCAACTACCTCTCTGAGCGTGCTGTGTGCGTCTTGGGAGCGAACAACTTCTTCCTGTTCACCGACTGATTCTAACCGGGTATTGGGGGCGCAATCGGCGCCCCCACTATCCACCCTCTTTAAATAAAATAGAAATGAATACGGATAAAACCTTCCGCCTCACCAGAGGCGCCGCTCCCCTTTGTTTTATGATTCCCGGTCGTGGAAGCCAGCGAAATCCACTACTGTACTGGGACGATGAGCGAAACGAGAACCGAGTATTGCGTTACGCACGCAACCAAAAGAGCCCGTTCGAAGACGAGCAAGACGGTAACGCTATTATCGAGCCAGTCATTTTTGAAGACGGTTTCCTCCATGTACCTAAGACCAACCCTGTCTTGCAGGAGTTCCTCCACTACCACCCTATGAATGGCAGTAAGTATGAGGAGGTTAACGAGGAGCGCGACGCTGGCGCTGAGGTGGAGAAGATTAACCTCGAGGTAGACGCCCTTGTTGAGTGCAAGAACATGAGCATCGAAGCTCTAGAGCACGTCTCTCGCATCCTTCTTGGCATCGACCCATCTCGCCTTACTACATCGGAGTTGCGCCGCGACATGCTCATCTATGTGCGTCGCGACCCAGAGACATTCCTGCGCGTAGTGAACGACCCAGACTTGAAGTTGCAGTCTAAGATTCAGAGATTCTTTGACGACAACCTTTTGTCTTACCGCCGCAACAAGACGGAGATTTGGTTCAACGGTCCTACAAAGAAGCGTAAGCTATTGACGATTCCGTTTGGTGAAGACCCCGTGGCTTTGGCTACGTCTTACCTCCTTAGCGACGAAGGGCTTGAGACTTTGCGTGCCCTCGACACGTTGCTTGAGGAATAAGTATCTTTGTGATATATTTTTTTTTATCATGCAGAAATTTCTCTCTATCCCCATCACTGCTACGGGCGAGACCCGTCAGCTTTTGGCTCTCGCTAATGTCATTATTGTTGAGCAAGCCAGCACTACCACAGTTACTATCACTTACGGTGCCGGTGCCGCTTTAGATGTAGCTACTATTACGCACGCTACTATGTCAGCAGACGATGTTTCCGTTCGTGACCGAATTCAGGACTCTATCGTTAGTGCGTTGCAAACTTCTTGGCAGCACCCCAGCTATGACGTTAGCCTTTCTGGCTTGGTCAGTGCTGCTTCCGGAGCTGTAACCATTACTGGAATCGCTGTAGCATAAGCATATCGCTTACTACTAGAGAAAGCCACCTTCGGGTGGCTTTTTTTTTGGACCTTAGAGTATGAAGCGTTGGCTACTACTACTCTACTTCCCGTTTTCTTCTTACGCTCAGTGCGACCTTGAGCTCCTTGGCTTCAACGCCGTAGAGGGGTTGGTGACGGTGGCGTTCCACAACACCAATGGTTGCGGCGGCACGGGCGGTCCTGATGGGGTGTCTGAGATTCAGTTCGGCTTTCAAGCTGTCGATGAGGATTGTAACGCGATGAACATCGGGTGGGACTTCCCGTCGGGGTTTTCTATCTCGGTCGGTAACAACCATCCCGGCTGGGTATTTTCTTCTACGACTACTGAGCTGGCGGGAAACTGGACGAATCTCTATGACGACTCTATAGACCCCCCGTACTATACGGGGGATACGGTCTCGTTCCCTGTATTCAATCCATATCAGAATGATTGTGTGGACGGTGAGTTCTCCGGCTTTGCTAGTTGTCAGCTTTCTAACGTCATCGACTACTGGGCTAGTGAGGGGTACAGCATTCAGGTTGTGATATGGCAGATTAGCTATGGCCCGACCATGCATTCCGACGAAGGCGGGTGGGCGGAGGTGGGTGGTCTTGGCGGCGGTGTCACACCTAATTGCTGTGGCCTTTATGAAGACGAGGAGTTTCTAGACAATTGGATTGTGGTGGGCCCATGCGGTGAGCCGCTACCTGATGTTGTCGTGGACACAGTGTATATCGAGATGCCAGCGGATACGGTTGTGATAGTAGAGTACGACACGCTATACATTGAGTTACCGCCCGATACGATTCTTTTGGTGGAGTACGATACCACGTTTGTGGAGCTCCCTGCCGATACAATTCTTTTAGTAGAGTACGATACCACCTATATCGAGTTGCCACCTATTTCCGTTGTGTTTTGGGACACGGTCTATGTTACGCTCTTAGACACCATAATCGTAGAGGTGGACTGTCAGACGGGGCAGGAATGCCTAGAAGTTATCGGGTGCCCCATATACGCCCCTAACGCCTTTACACCAGACAACGACGGTGTCAACGACACTTGGTTTATTGAGGCTCCCAACGACTGCTGGGACAACGTGTACATCAGGGTGTATTCTAGGTGGGGGGATTTGGTTTGGGTTTCGAAAGATTTCAGCGAGAGGTGGAGTGGTGGTTACGACAAGGCTTATGTTCGTGACGACGTGTATGTCTATCACTTTGTGGCTAGAAATATCTATAGCAATCAGTGGGTTGAGCGTTCTGGTCACGTGCTAGTATTGAGATGATTATCTTTAGACAATGATTGATTCAGTCCGTCAAACCGTGCTATCGATTCTTAACAAGAACAATTACGGTTACGTATCTCCATCCGACTTCAATCTCTTTGCCAAGCAGGCGCAGCTAGAGATTTTTGAGAACTACTTTACTGGCCTCAACCAAGCTATCAACGCAGAAAACGCGCGTATGTCTGGTACGGACTATGCCAATATGACCAAGGGCATCAACGAGGACATCGACATCTTCTCCGTGTCTAAGGCTTTGACACAGAATACGGGAAACCTGTTCTTTACACCAAGCGTCACAACCACCAGTGACGACTACTACTTGCTGAACAAGGTGTTGGTTTACGGAGCTGAAGCCGAGCCCGTTACGCATAGCCGCATCACCATGTTGGCCAACTCGAACTTGACGGCCCCATCGGCTCAGTACCCTGCCTATACCATCGACAACCCTGCTGCTGGTCAGGTGGTCACCATCTATCCTACAGGCACTACGTACGCACAGGGCGATGTGGTGTGCCAATACGTGCGGTATCCCTTCGACCCGAAGTGGACTTACATCACGCTTGCCAACGGCGAGCCTGTATTCAATCAGTCCTCTACAGACTACCAAGACTTTGAGCTACCTATCGATGACGAAACGCGGCTCGTGTATCGCATCTTGCAGATGGCCGGCATGAGCATCCGAGAAGGCGACGTCTATCAGTACGCTAACGCAGAAGAGAAAGAGCAGTAATGGCATACATCACAGACTACCAGTACTACGAGAACGGGGGTAATGCTCCTGAAGACGCGAACTGGGGAAGCTACCAATACGTTTCTTTAGAGGATATCGTCAACAACTTCCTGTTGATGTACAACGGCAACCACTCCCTTGTCAATAACGAGGAGCGGTACAAGATTCTGTTTCATGCCAAGCGTGCCATTCAAGAGTTGAACTACGATTCCTTGAAAGAGATTAAGGTTCTTGAGCTAAGCGTCTGTGACAGCTTGCGCTTTGTCCTACCTCCCGACTATGTCAATTGGGTACGTATCTCCCTGTATAAGAATGGAATCCTTCGTCCGTTAACGGAGAACATCCAAACCAACTGGAGCTCTGCGTATTTGCAGGACAACAACTGCCGTATTCTTTTTGACGAGAAGGGAGCAATCCTACGGCCTCAAGATTCCACTATCGATTACGACAGGATTAAGGGAACTAAGCAGAGCATTTACCTCAACGGAAACAATCAGTTCGATGGGCAGCTTGGATACTGCTGCGACGGGGCTTGGTATTTCGATTACAACATCGGTGCCCGATATGGCTTGAACACGGAGACGGCTAACGCAAACCCCACGTTTAGCATCAACAAAAAGGGTGGCGTCATCAACTTCAGCAGTCACATGGCTGACGAGCTGTGCGTCATCGAGTACGTTAGCGACGGCATGGAGGGTGGTAACAACGCTGAGATTAGCGTGAACAAGATGTTCGAGGAGTATGTGTACGCATACATCCAGTACGCCATCCTTGACGCTAAGTTGGGTGTACAAGAGTATATCGTGGGTCGGGCAAGAAAGAAAAAGAACGCGCTTCTACGCAACGCAAAGCTTCGCGTCAGTAATATTCATCCCGGTCGTTTGCTGATGAATATGCGTGGTCGCGACAAGTGGATTAAGTAATGGCAAATCTGGTAAGGAACTTCATTAAGGGGCGTATGAACAAGAGCGTCGACGAGCGCCTTGTCCCCCAAGGTGAGTATATCGATGCCCGTAATATCCGCATGGGTTCCACCGAGGACTCTGAGATTGGAGCTGTAGAGAATACCAAGGGGAACACGCGCCTCACTACGTTGGTTTATCCGCCTACGGGAACTGCCATCAGTAACAAATCAACTTGCTTAGGAGCATATAGCGACGGCGCTAACGAGACCATGTACTGGTTCGTTCATGACCCTGCGTTCACCGAGGGCGGTACACAAAAGCTAGACCTCATCGTCTCGTACAATATGCGTAGCGACCTACTGACGTACCATATTGTCAGTATCGAGGACGCCACCGACCCTACGAATAGTAAGACCACGCTGAACTTCGACCCGCAGTATTTGATTACTGGCATCAACTTGGTTGATGGGCTGCTGTTTTTTACCGACGACTTTAACCCTCCGCGCCGAATCAATGTAGGCACGGCCTATCCTGAGCCTGTGGCTTTTGTGGATAGTGGCGTTTTAGGAAACGACATTCTCGTCATCAAGCGCCCGCCTTTAGAAGCCCCTGTGGTAGCACCTGTTTCGGTGGTTTCTAGGGAAAACTACATGGAGGACAGGCTGTTGTGCTTTGGTTACCGTTGGGAGTATGCCAACAACGAGTACTCGGCAACGTCTATGTTTAGTGCTCCTGTATTTGAGAGCGAGCCGTTTGCCTTTACCACTGAGTCGTACCTCAACGAGGGTATGGTCAACTCCGTGCAGGTGTGCGACGTTACGGTGAGTACTGGGGACTCTTTGGTTAAGGGTATCGACATCTTGTTCAAGGAGATGGATGACAATATCATCCGTGTCATTGAAAAGGTAGACAAGGCAAACTCCGCTTTGACGGACAACTCCGACTACACCATTCAGTTCAGCAAGCAAAAGATTTTCACCATCCTTCCGGAGAGTGAGATACTGCGGCTGTACGACAACGTCCCTAGGTTGGCTAAGGCTCAGACCTTGATGGGAAATAGGATTGTCTATGGCAACTACCTCGAGGGGTACGACATGGTCAATATGAACGGCCTGTCCAATAAGCTTGGTTTTCAGGTTTCTTTAGTTCGCACAGCTTTAGACAGCCCAGCCGGCACTACCCCTGCAACACCTTCAGCCAAGAGCCTACACAGTAACCGTGTGTATGAGATTGGTATCGTCTATATGGACGACTATGGACGGTCTAGTACCGCCCTTGTTGCGCCTAATAACAAATTGGAGGTTGATTGTGGGCAGTCTATTTTTCAAAACCAGATTCGGGTTACAATACCGTCTCTTATGCTGCCCCCTTCTTGGGCCTCTCGATACAAGTTTGTTATCAAATCTGACGCTGAAACCTACGAGACCATATATACCAACCAGAACTTTGAGTTTGGTGGGGATGTGTACTTCCTACTAGAAGGGGAGAACGCGGCCAAGGTAGAAAAGGGAGACAGGTACATTGTGAAGAGTGACACCTCGGGGGCGGTTACGTCATGTACTTACGCTGAGGTTCTAGAGAAGAAAGCATATGCTGTTGGAGAACTAGACGAAACTGGCTCTCCCCTTGTTCCTGCTATTGCGGGAACGTATATGAAGATGAAGCCTAACTTCACCTATGGCCTTAGCGGTGGAGTAGTAAACATAACTCCCGGAGAAAAATCTGCCGGGACCAACGGCGGTGACGACCAGAGTACTGAAAACGGAGACGATACAGCAGGAACTTTCCCTCGATTGGTTTATACGGGGTTTGATTCCAACGCTATTAAAACTGGGACTCGTATTAGGCTCACCATGAGCTTTACCCGTCAAGGTCGAGGGGATGCTTCTTGCGAAACGAGAACGCTAGACTTTGACCACACATGGGAAGTGGAGGCGGACTACAACGATATTACTGATTGGTTTTACGGTGTTGGAACTGCAATCGATGTAATTGACACTATCCAAGCGGCGGTGGGTGTTTCTGGAAACCCGGCTGAGGCATTACCTACAAACACAGTTAATAGCAAGACTACAGTTAACCCCGCTGTTGACCCAAGTTTTGGTGTGGGCGGGGCTAACCTGACGAACAATATATTTTTTAATGAATCCTCTGGTGTCATCTCTTTTGTGGCTTTCGGCACCAACAAGTGTTCCGGAGGATTTGGTTCTGGCAGTAGTCCAAACCGTCGCTCTAGGATTAAATCGGAGTGGACGATAACGCGCTCTACAGACGTTGTTGTTTTTGAGACGGAGCCTTCTCCGGCTTTGCCCGACCTGTGGTATGAGTCGAGCCAGTCGTTTTTTATTGACCAGAATAATGGTCGGCACTATGGGAACGTACAAGACCAAACCTCTTCACAGCCCGCTATTGTAGATACGGCGTTCTTCAACTGCATCACGTATGGCAATGGCGTAGAGAGCTACAAGATTCGTGACTCCGTAAAGGGCAAGCCCATCACCTTGGGCAACCGCGTTACTA